AGGAGTCTAATAAATGGCAAATCCATCTTATAGCAATATCCATCCAGTCAATGAAATCCTTCGCAGTCTTGCCATTGAAGCAATTCCCAGCGATAGCCAGCTGATTGCTGATCAAGTGATTGAAGCAGTTGACATCAAAGCAATCGGACCAACTGGCACTCTTCTTATTGAAGAGACTCGCAACTTTATGGGATCCCCCGACGTTGATGCTCAGCGTGCACCTGGTGCCAGCCGTCAAAGAATTGGCAATTTTGACCGTTCAAGCACAACATTCTCCGCTAAAGTATATTCTTTGGCTGATGAAATCGCACTTGAAGATATCAAATACTCTCAATATCCAGGCAGTGAAGAACAAAGATCTTTTAAAAAAGTGCAAAGATCTATGTTGTTAAATCGTGAAAGCCGTTTAGCAAATCTCTTGTTTGGTGCTGGCAATTGGGGAGCTTACACCTCTGCATTAGCATCTTTAGCTAGTGGCTCAAATGGTACACAATGGAATCAGGCTGGTGCTGAACCATTAACTGACCTTCATGCTTTGATCGATGTTATTCGTGCAAATAGTCATGGCATCTTGCCTGATACTTTAGTGCTTGGCTATGGTGCTTTAAGAGCATTATCCCGCAATGCTGAAGTAAGAGGATTTTTCACAGCTGGCTCAACTCCTTCCGGTACTGCTGCTGGCAATCGTTTGATGAAAGATGACATGGTCATTTCCGTTCTCAAAGAAGTCTTAGGCATCCCAAATGTACATGTTGGCAGCGCTAGAAAAGAGACTGCAAACGCCGGCTTAACTTCTTCTGAAGCACAAGTTTGGACAGACGACAGCGTTTTCATGGGTATCATGAAAGGCAGTGATGCAATTGCCAACAAGAACGGCGTCAAGGTCATGCCAGTAGCTGCCTTGAATTTTGTTTATGAAGGCTTTTCAACTTCTGCATTTGATGATCTCGAACAAACAAAGCGCACCGTCTGGATGGAACACGCACATCAAGACAAGATCATTGCTCAAAATTATGGTTTCTTGCTCACTGATTGCTTAGCCTAAGTTTGATTAAATTCCTATGTATTGTCCTCATTGCTTTAGTCTTTTCAATAGTGTGGTGCACCTAGCAGAAACGCAAGATGCAGATAAACAAGCAATAGAGGACCTTAGGAAACAATGGATTGATCAACGCAATCCACAAATAAAACTTCTCTTAAAGATGAGGCTGGACACACTGATTAAAGAAGTGAATTCGGCTAAGACTTTTGAAGAAGAGATGAAGAAAGCGACAAGTCGATTATATCGTGCAATCGCTGAAATGGTCCAGCAAGGTCAAGGCCAAATGCTGGTTAGCATGTCACCGGATGAGCTTAAATTATTTTTAATCACCAGTGGCATGGGAGACGCTTTGACATATTTTGAGCGGTCTCAAGTGGATATAGTGGAGATGATCAATAAGGCAACAATTGAAATTGATCCGGAATTTAGATCAGCTCCGCCGGCTATCGTGCAGGCAATAGCGCAACAAACTTCATCACAAGTTTTTGACGCTCAAATCTTGCCTTCTCTTAGTAGTGCAATTCGCAACATGGCAACAACTGCAATCATCGTGGGAAGCTCAAAGCCAGTGCTTGATCAGATGAGAGTGGCGTTTGATAAATCAGTTGGTATAGGCACAACTCAAGCCAGAACGAAGATCGCCGAATTTGGCCGGTCAATCAATGCGTTAAATGCTGATGAAGCAGGCTTAGAGAATTTTATTTATGTAGGACCTAAAGACGGCATCACTAGACCATTTTGTCGCAAGTTGGTTGGGAAAGTGCTATCTAAAAAACAAATCATCAAGCTCGATAATGGTCAGCCTTCAAGCGGTCCGCCACTAACATCCGGCGGTGGTTATAATTGCCGTCACTCTTGGGCGCCAGTGAGCAAGGGATTTCTAAAGGTCAATAATTTAACGGTGGTTTCAGATAGCGAGATAAAGGATATAACGATATGAGAAAAGCACAACAAGGAAAAAATCATAATTTCATTTGGCAGTCTCCAGCTCCCTTAAGTGGCACTCCATCAATTGCCTTCTATCTTGAAGATGGATCAGTTGGTGGCGCTATGACTCAAGGCCGATCTGATTTAGTGGCCACTGATTTAGATAGAGATAGAAGAGCGATCACTTTATCAGCATCTGCAACCGCTTTAAAACCGTTTCAAAGTGATGCATTCTTATTGACTGATGCAGATACATTCTTTGCAATAAAGATTGTGCGAATAGCCGGCAATCAGTTGATCTTGGCTGATCCACTTCCTAGAGATATTTCTTTTAATGCAAATTCGACAATTCAATTCGCCAGCTGGCTTTATACTTGCTCATCATCCAACATCACAGCATCTAAGCAAACAATCGCTTATGCTGTTGAGTATGTACAAAGTGAAGGCACACAAACAATTAACCGAGTTGAAAAGGGAAGTTTAAAAGTTGTGCCTAGGCCTTTTGATACTGGCCTAGATCATAATAAATTGTGCTCAATCTTCCCACATGTTGCCGATCTAGCACCTAGACGATCTAACGGCTTTGATGAGCAAATATCATCATCACTTGATGAGCTGGCTTTATATGTAAGAGATTTAATTGTACCGAGGGATGTTGATGAAGATGACATACACAATTCACACGATTTGCTACAAGCTCATGCTTATCTTGCGATTGCTAGGATACATGAGCTTAATGGAAATATTGATTTAAGTGAAAAGATGAGATCCAGAGGAATTGAATTGGCTGATCTATCTATGAAGACAATCAGCTTAGATTTAAATACTGATGGTATCATTCAGACAACTGAAAACAATCAGCGAGTAAGTGCCAGTAAGGATATTCGTGGGAATTTTGCCGGTAGAGTTATTGGGGAATATGAAGCTCAATTTATACCTTCAAGAAATATGAGATGGTAAATGAAAGCAACTCTAAGCCTAAACTTGCCATCGCTAAATTTAACTAAGCCAGTCATGACGGCAATTGCTCAAGATATTCTGGCAATCATCAAGATACGAATTTATAAAGGCTTAGATTATAATCTCAATAGGTTTAGAGCATATTCAAACAAGCCTATTTACATTTCTTATAAGTCAACAACCTATAAGCGATTAAAGCCTAAAGGTGGGATAAAGAAGGCAAATAGCATGCTATTCCCTGGCGGTTATGCTGAATATAAAGAGAAGTCTAGAAAAAGATCAAATGCTATTCAAGGCCAAACCGCCGCAGTTGATTTAACTCTATCGGGGATGATGTTGCAAAACTTCGTTGTGCTTGATTCAACCAATACAAAATTTACGATTGGCCTTCTGCCACCGGTGCAAGATTATGGCTTTGCAGTCAATCAAGATAGGGGCTTTATTGGTCTTGCAAAAAAAGAAGTTGATCAGTTAATTGAAATCGTCAAAGCGAATTTACTTGGAGAATAACATGGGGATTTACGAAGCACTAGACCATCTCATTGATCGGATTGAGTCTATCAATCCAAAAACTGATATCTACCATCATTTTGTTTGCATCAAAGACGCTCAAGGAAACACGCTATCGCTTGAAAGCAGATCAAATCAAAATCGCTTATTTGATATTGCTTTCAATACTCTTGCTCAAGATGATGGTCAAGCAGGCATCAGTGGGAGAAAGAGAATTGAGCTATCGTTGAGAATAAGATATGATATCGGTGGAGATCGTGGATTGCTTGAAAGAATGATAGCGGAAGACTCAAGCAAGCTCATCGACACCTTGAAACAACCTGACTATGATTTTTCAAATACTGGAATAACTTCACTCATACCAGGTCAAGCCACTTCGCAAGAGATCCAGAATGATCCTTCTCAAGTTGGCTATCTTTTGATTTTACCCTTTACTTTACTCTATTTGGAGGATTGACATGACAGTCACACATAGATCGATTTCCGTTGCTACTGAAGCAACATTTGGCAGCTTATCATCATCAACCGGCCTCCCTGATTTCAGTGGCTTGTCTTTCATTTCTTTACCATGTGAAAGAGATCCAGTTGTCATTTATGGTGATGTTGTTGCAAATGAAAGACTTGAAACAAGAGATGGGCCACATGGCTTGCCACCTGAACCGGATACCGTTTGGAGTGGATCAAGTCGAGTACAAAGACGCACCGGTCAAGTGCAAATCACAATGGATTTCACAACCGTTGGCAGTGGTGCCAATACATATGCATCAACCGGCTTAGGGAAATTATTAAATGCTGGCTTTCTCACAAATCTTGCTGGCTTTACTTCTAGCGATACCGTCACAGCTGATGATGAGAATGTATTTACTCCAACCACAACCAACACAAATTATAAGATTGGTGGCGTTGTCTCTTCCCTCATCAATGGAAGATGTGAATATTCATCAGTGACCGCCAATAATCGTGGTGGAGCTGGTAAGATTGGCGTTTCTCCTGCATTTAGTGCAAATCCAACCGCTATTTATCCAATGCAAACTTGGTACACTCCTTATGGTACTTCAAGCGGTCAAGTTGTATCTTCTTTGTGCTTTAGAGTTGATGGCGTTGGTTTCCGTACTTATGCCTATGGCTGCAAACTAGCCAGCTTAAATATTTCCGTTAACGCTGGCCGAGTTATGGGAGAATTTACTTTTCAAGCAGCTTTAATTCAAGACGATCATGGCAACGCAAGTGGACCAGTTGAACCGGTTGTTTTAAGTGGTGCCACTCAACATTTTAGAAATGCTTATGCAGTTGTTTCTGATGCTGTCACCTATTCAAGAACCAATGTAGTTGGTACAACTGGCGAAGAATTAAGCCGTATCGCTCTAGATGCTGAAGGATTTACATTTAATATTGCCAATACTCTGACACCTAAAGGCCACTCAAATTCTATTCTTGGAATGTCTGACATGGAGGTTTCAAATGTTGATGTTGAATGCACCTTGACCTTATCATCAGCAAATACAACTTTAGCATCAGATTTTTCAGATAGAACAATTCGTCAAGTGTTAATAGGCACTGGACCGGTTGGCGATGGCAAAGGCTTGGCTTTATTCATCCCTGCTGGTTATTTGACTGTTGATCCAAATAAATACGATGTAGCCGGTGAAATCGTGAAGCAGGTCTTGACCTACAAACAGAGCCGTTTCGGTGGTGATGTAGGTACAACGCAGCCAGCAAACTCACCGGTAAGAGTCGCACTAGGAATTTAAAAAATGCTAAAATTCAGCACTACCACCACGATTGAAATTAAAATTGCAGTGTCTTGTGATCCTGCTCTAGACATGACTCCAGCCGAGATTTCAGCTTATCTTCAAGGAGATTTTGACTCTCTCAAAATCAAGCAAGATCAAGCGCCAACCTACTTCTTTATCAAGCCACTCTCTCCGGCTGATAGAGAAGAAATAGAAATCAAGGCTGGGGCTTATACTAGATCTGAGCTTGGCAGGATGATCTATCTTGATCAGCCAGATGATCAGAAGGCGCGCGCTTATTGGCATGACGCTTTATCAGATCAAGAAAAGAATGCGTTTGCTCAATATCAATCATACTTAAATCGTGTGTATGCTGAGACTG